GGCCCCTAAGACCAAGCCGGAAGCCCCAGCCCCTACGGTTATCGAAATCGAAACCGAGCGTCGGAGCGCCATTGAATCCGAACGCACCCGCATTTCCACGATTATGGAAGCGTGCCGGACTTACAACGCGCCCGAAATTCAGGAACGCGCTATCAAGGAAAACCTCGATCTTAACGCCGTTCGCGGTCTGCTCTTGGAGCACGTCAACAAGGCAAATGACGGCATCCGCCAAGCGTCTTCGCCACTCGGATTGAGTCAACGCGAGGTTCAGGGATTCTCTTTCGTCAATCTGCTCAATGCGATGTGTGAACCGGCCAATCGTGCTTTGCAGGAACGCGCCAAGCACGAAATCACCTGTTGCCAAGCGGCGGCTGACAAGCGCCCCGCGCAACGTGGCGGCATGGTCATCCCGATTGACGTTCTCATGGCTCCCGCTCGCCCTGACATCGCCCAGGCGATGCAGATGCGCGCTTTGGCCGCTTTCACCCGTGCCGCTGGCCCGAACATTTCCGCAACGGCAATGGACGGCTACACTGGCACCGGTGGAGCCGCTATCGCCGAACAACTGCTTGCATCGGCCTTCATCGAAATCCTGCGGCACCGCTGTATTTTGATGGGATTGGGAACCGAACTCACCGGCCTTGTTGGAAACTTCGACATCCCGAAGATGACCTCTTCGCAGTTCGGCGGTGGGTGGATCGGTGAAGACGCGCCCGCCCCTCAGACGCAGGTTGATTTTGGTCTGGTGCCGATTCGTCCGAAAACGGCTGCGGCCTATGCCTATATCACCCGGAAAATGCTGACTCAGCCCGCGATTGGTATCGAGGCGCTTGTCCGCATGGACTTGGCAAAGAAGATGGGGCAGACCATTGACCTCGCGGGCTATTATGGCACCGGCGAGGCTTCCGATCCTGTTGGCCTCAAGAATCAGACCGGCATTCACGCCGTGCCGTTTGCCGCGCAGTATCCCACCTACAATGAACTTGTGGAAATGGAGACCCGCATTGGTTTGGACGATGCAGACGTTGACACCGCTGTCTATCTCGGCAACGCCCGCCTGCGCGGCTATGCGAAAACCGCGTTGAAATTCCCGATGACCCAAAACGCTCAAGGCCAGCTTACGCAGGTCGCCAGCGCGGGAACCATTTGGGAGGCCGGGGCCACCGCGAAAGACGGTATGCTCAATGGTTACACGGCGAAGATCACAAACCAGATTGCTACTGGTGACGTGTTCTTCGGTAATTTTGCAGACCTTATCATCGGCCTGTGGGGCGGCCTGGAGATCATCGCCGATCCTTACACCTATTCCAAGCAGGGCGGTGTCAGTATCTCGACGTTCCAAGACGTTGATTTTGCCGTCCGCCGCTTGCAGTCCTTCTGCTACGGCTCCAACAACGTGGCTGGCGAGGGCAACTAAGAAACTTCTGGGGGAACGGTCGCCGGGAAACCGGCGGCCAATCTTCCGAACCTTTCCCTATGAAAAAACAGATCAAGATTCTCCTGCCCGTCATGCTTGCCGGTAAAATGTTCATTCCCGGCACACCAGAAAAACCGAAAATCGTTTCGATTTCCGCGACTATCGCCGCCGACTTGGTTGAACGCGGTATCGCCGAATACGTTCCAGATAAACAGGCCGCCGCCGCAAAATAGCCTTTCTTGTATTGGTGCTGCTTGCGCCGCCGTCTCGAATGGGGCGGCGGCGTTTTTCGTTAGAAAGGGAATCAAATGTTTAATTGGCTTAGAAATTTCTTGGGTATGAATACCGAACTTTACGGAGACCACACTTGGCCGTTTTACGCTTACATCGACGGAGACGACATCGTTGTTGACGACATTGTTATCACCTGTTTTGGAGGCGGATTTGACCCGCAGGACGATGGAAGCACGTCCAGCGGAATCAACACGAAGCGAGCGCCGAACATCGCCGCCGTGTCGCTGCCGATGGACATTGGCGAACGCTCTCCGCATACGATGGGCTCGCCGATTCCCCGCATTCCCTGGCACACGCCCGTTGCCGTCACTGTTGGAGGGAAAACGCTTACGCTTGGCGCTGGCGTAATTGACATCGGGCCGGGTAAACAGGCTTCGAAGCCGGGCGAGCCTCACGCGCTCGATTTGACGCCCGGCGCGGCGGCCCTGTTCGCTCCCGGCGTGCCATTCTCTAAGCTCGCGGAAGATTTTGAAGTGCGCGGGTCTTATCGGATCATCGGGGGCGCGAAGTATTACACGCCCGTTGAAATCGAACATTCTGGAATGGGAGGGGATTCACAATGCTAGGCTCAAATCGAAAAATATTCACGGGCGGAAAGTTTGCCGCGGAAGCCGTCTTTACGTTAGACTACGCAGCCCCTGCAACCATTCGCGGGGTTTTTGATGATGCCTTTTATGATGCGCAGTTGGGAGAGAATCGCCTTGAAGGGTCAATTCCACGGTTGACCGTTACTCTTGACTTCGCGCAAACGGGAATACTGACCAAGGAAGGCGCTTCTATCCCATTTGACACGCCCGGCGGGATCGTCCGCGAAACTCCCGTCACGATTGACGGTAAAGCGTTCTCCGTTTTGGAGGTTCAACCCGATTTCGGGACCGGCCTTGCGGTTATCGAGCTTGCCCACGAAGCGCCGCAGGACGAATAGCCGTATGTCCCTCGCAATTCCCCAATTCAAGGCCACGGCGCTAGACTTTGCGGAGCTTGCCGCCAAGTTCGACGCAACACCGGCCCGCGTCCAGATTGCGGCCCGGCGAGCAATAGCGAAAGCAACGAAATGGGCGAACGATAAGATTCTAGGCGAAATGCCAGAACTTACGGGAATCCGGGCGAGGATCATAAAAGGTCGCGTTCGGATGGACATAAAGGAAGCGAGTGGGCGCGTGTGGTTCGGGTTAAATCCGGTCTCTGCTGGCCGCCTTGATCCTCGGCAAGACGAATCCGGGGTAACGGCGGATGGCTTCGAATTCGCGGGTGCGTTCATCGTCGACAGCCTCGGCGGCAACGTCTTCAAGCGGCGCGGCGCGGGCCACCTTCCAATCGACAAACAAGAAGTGACCATTGCCGAGAAAGCGGCAATTGGCGTGCGGCAAATCGCTGCTGAGACCCAGGCGCAATTTTTCAAAGAACTGAGGAACCAATTAAAATGGATGAGCAAATGACGCCCCTGCCAGAGGTTGACCTTGACGCGCTTCTTGACGGAATCAAAGCGAGGATCAAGGCCGCGCTCCCAACCCTCAAAACCGTTGATGATTATTTCCGCGTTCAAGAAGCTCTCACGGTGCCGGCCGTGGGAATTGAAATCAGCGGCATTGAATCGAACGGAAACGGAGACATCGGAACCGAACAGTTTGCCGTAAATATCACGCTCTCGGCTTACTGCGTTGTGTCCTATAAGGCTTCCGCCGGTCAAAAGGGACAGCGCCGCGCGGTATCGCTCGCGGGGGCAGTGGCCGCCCTGGTGAAAACGGAAACATGGGGGTGCCCGGTTCAACTAGCGGAAGAAATCAACGCCGTGCCCGATTACTTCCGAAAGAAAACCAAAGTGCCAGAAGAGTATTACTGTTTCCGCGTTGACTGGCAACACGCCGCAGTTTTGGGCGCAAGCGTTTGGGATGAAGACGAAGGCTTTACGACCGTTCCAGGCACGCCAGCCGGGCCGGATGCGCAAATCTTCGTTGGGATGGCTCCGAACATTGGCCCGGATCACGTCGACGATTACGAAGAGGTTCCCCAAGCGCCTACAACCGGACCCTTGCTATGATTCAGCGTTTAGGAGAACTCGAACGGCTGCTTGCCAACATGATAAAGCCGGGCAAGATCGTTGCCGCGCAATACGGCAAGCCTCCCCGCGTTAGGGTTCAAATCGGCGGTTGCACAACGGCTTGGCTCCCGTGGGCGGGCGGGCGCGCGGGCGGGGATCGTTCTTGGTTTCCGCCGGAAGTGGGCGAACAAGTGATAGTGCTTTCCGTTTGCGGAGACCACACGCAAGGCTTTGTGATTCCGGGCGTCTATCAGGATTCGGCCACGGCCCCCGGAGACTCCCCGGACAAGCCCCGGATTGTGTTCAAAGACGGTGCAGTTATCGAATACGACCGGGCCGCAAGCGTTTTGACTGTGACGCTGCCAGACGGTGGAAAATCAACCGTTACCACCGGCGCGGCGAACGTGACGCAAACAAAGGACAGCATCAAGGCTTCTATCGGCGGAAATAGTGCGGAAGTCAAAGCGGACTCGGTAACGCTCACGGCGGGCGGCACAACCCTTGCCGTGAAAGATGGCTCAATCACAATGACACTTGGCGCTTGCACGATCACGTTTGACGCAAGCGGGGCAACGGTTTCGGGCGGCGATGTCAAGGCCGGTGCTATCAGTCTCACGAACCATATTCACCCCGGCGTTCAGTCTGGCGGCGCTTCCACGGGTCCGGCGGAAGGTTGAAACGGGCGCAGTAGAGGCGCGCCCGCGTAACTTCTAACCTCCGGTAAATGCTTGGCACGAATTCAAACACGGGGAAGGCCCTTTCAGGTTACGCGCACTTCTTACAAAGTGTTCGCGACATCCTGACTACGCGCCTTTTTTCGCGTGTCATGCTCCGCAATTATGGCTCGAATTTGCCCGCCTTGGTTGACGCTCCAATGTGCCCGGAAGTTATCGCGCAAATAATTTATTGGGCGGCAATCGCATTGATTCTTTGGGAACCCCGCCTTGATTTGCAGCGTGTCGTTTGCCAATCGGTAACGCCGGGAAAAATCGTTCTTTCGCTGACTGGAATATACAAGCCGGACGGCACTCAAGTAACCGTTGACGGGATCACGATTTCATAAAATGGCTTCCCCGAAAATAGACCTTTCGCAGCTTGCGGCCCCGGCAATCGTCGAAACCCTTTCGTTCGACACGATTCTTGCGGCGATGATTTCGGACCTGCAAACGCGAGACCCCGCTTTTACGGCCTTGGTAGAATCAGACCCGGCGTATAAAATAATGGAGGTTTGCGCGTATCGGGAGTTGATTATCCGCCAGCGCGTCAACGATGCCTGCCGGGGTGTCATGCTCGCTTATGCGGTTGGCTCCGATCTTGATAATATCGCGGCATTCTGGAACCTTCCGCGCGCAACCGTCACGCCAGCCGACAATACCACGTTCCCGCCTACGCCCGCCGTAATGGAATCCGATTCGGATTTCCGCGCGCGAATCCAGCTTGCCCCGGAAGCCCTTTCCGTTGCCGGGCCGGTTGGGGCTTACGTCTTTTGGGCGAAAACCGTTGGCGATGTTTTAGACGTTTCGGTTGTGTCCCCCACGCCCGGCGCGGTTGTCGTCACGATCCTTTCTCGCGCTGGCAACGGCGTGCCCGTTCAGGCTACTCTTGACGCGGTAAACGCGGCGCTAGTGGACGTTCGCCCGCTCACAGATCAACTCACGGTGCAGGCGGCAACGCTAGTCGATTACGCTATCACCGCAACGATTACCACTTTCGACGGCCCGGACCCGGCAACCGTTATTGCGGCTTGCCAGAACGCCGCGCAAGCCTACGTTGCGTCTTCGTTCAAGCTCGGGCGCACGATTAGCATTTCAGGAATTTACGCCGCGTTACAGCAACCCGGCGTTGACTTTGTTTCCCTCGTTTCGCCCGTGGCAAATATCGCCGTTACGGATGCGCAGGCAGCCCATTGCACGGCCATAACCTTGACGAATGGAGGGGTCGCACAGTGAGCGAGATTATTCCTTCGAACTGGACGCCCGGAGAGTGCGCCCTTGCCGCCGAAACCGAGCGTGTTTCAGCCGTGCCCGTAGTGATTCGCGAAGTGTGGAATCCCCAGGCTTGCCCGGCGGGAATCCTCCCTTGGCTCGCGTGGGCTTTGCACGTCGACGATTGGGCGAACGCCCGGACGGAGCAACAACAGCGCAACGCGATTGCCGCGTCAATCGAGATTCACCGGCACAAGGGAACCGCAACCGCTGTCCGCAAGGCGCTACAAGCCGTGGGCTACGACGCCGAAATAGACGAGGCAACGGGAACCGCTTACACGTTTCGCGTCGTATTGGACATTTCGCAGCGCGGCGCGAATGAAGCCGACTACACGAACGCCGCGAACGTGGCCCTTGAAAATAAGAACGTCCGCTCTTTCTTGCTTGGCGTCCGGGCGCTCCTTATTGGCCGCGCGAACGCCCGCGTTTCCGGTGTCATGCTGTCCGGTGAAACTACCGCGATTCTTCCCCCGCTTCCCAAAACTTTAGAGAGCATCGCCGCGTTCTTTGTGAGCGCGGCACATCAAGCAGTCGAGACTGTGACGGTTCGCCCGCCAATCCAAACAAACCCAACGCTTGCCGGGACTTCCTACGTGTCCGGCGTGGTCAACGTAGAAATGATTTATGGATAGTTCTTCAACATTCGAGTGCATCCCTACCACGCTAGGGCTTGCGAAAATCGCCGCTGCCGTTGCCAACGGTTCCACCGTCAACATATCGCAAATCGCCATTGGCGACGGCGGCGGAAATCCCGTCACGCCCGATCCAAACCAAGCGGGCCTTGTTCGCGAGGTTTACCGCGCGGGAATCAATTCGTTGAACCGAGACCCGGTAAATCAAAACTACATCATCGCAGAGCTTCTGATTCCGCCGGACATTGGCGGATGGACTGTTCGCGAATTCGGCGTTTTCGACAACGCCGGGTCAATGATTGCGGTCGGTCAATACCCTGACAGCTACAAGCCCCTGCCAACCCAGGGCGCGGCGCGGGATATGATTATCCGCGCAATCCTTCAAATCACGTCCGACGCGGTTGTTACCTTGCTCATTGACGGCAACCTTGTTGTTGCCTCTCGGCAATGGGTTACTGACAATTTCGGCGCAGCGGCCCTGTTTCCAGGCGGCACAACGGGCGAGGTTTTAGCCAAAAAATCCAACACAGACGGCGACGTTAATTGGGTGAACCCTGCGGCGGGTCTGAATATCACCGTTGACGTTGTTGAGGAAGATCAAACCTTGGCCGCTGGTCAAGTGGCCGTGATTCTCGGCACGGTGACAACCGATAGCCTCGCGGTCTATGTTGACGGCTCGCGGCTTCGTAAGGATCAATATGCAATCACAGGCGAAACGACGCTGACACTCGCGACGGCTCCAACCGCTGGACAAAAGTTGATTGCCGTTCAGAACGAACCCGCCGGGGCCGATCAATTCTTGCGGACGTTTCGCAATTTTTCAGACGTGCCAGATAAAGACGCGGCCCGGCAAAACCTCGGGATTTCGACGCAAGCGCAAATGCAACTTGCGATTTTCCAAGCCCTTTATCCCGTGGGGGAAATCTACATTACGCGGCGCACGGGCAACCCGGCGGATTTGCTCGGGTTCGGAACGTGGGAGCGTTACGCGGCGGGCCGCGTTCTCGTTGGACTTGACCCAACGGACGCCTCTTTCAATGCGGTTGACTTGACCGGCGGCGCAAAGGCGGTTTCGCTGACTACCGATCAACTCCCCGCGCATTATCACAGCATTGCCTCTCTCAATGTCACGATTTCCGCCGTGGGGGATCATGCGCACTCTGTAAATCAGACGCAGACTCACGCGCCTAGCCAATTCACGCAAACGGGGTCCGGCGGCAACGGTATCGGTTTCGTTGGCGCGGCTACCGGAAACGCTGGCGGACATTCTCATACGGGTTCAACTACCGCCACAATCACAGGTTCGATTGGTTCGGGCAACGGGCACAACAACTTGCAGCCCTACCAAGTTGTAAATATTTGGAAGCGCACCGCGTAATATGAACGCCCTGACACTCACAACCGCCGGGCAAACCCGTATTGCCAACGCGCTTTTGCGTGGGTTGCCGCTGACTGCCGTTTCAATGGCTGTGGGAAGCTCGCCCGCAAGCGTGCTAACACCCGCCTCTGTGGGGTTGGGAAATGAGCTATTGCGGCTTTCAGTAACGGGCGTTACCACGGGCAACCAAATTGCATTCTCCGCAACCGTCCCCGCCGAATTGGGGCCATACACCTTGAATGAAGTTGGCCTTTATGACGATTCGGGAACGATGATTGCATTCGGGCCGCTCCCGACCATTTACAAGCCCGCGATTGTGGACGGCTTTACGGTCGCCGTTACGATCATCGCAACGCTTGTCTTCTCGGCTACCACGCCAGCGACCGTGATTGTTCCAGCCGGGAGTCTGGCAGATTCACAAATCTACACAACCCCAAACGGCACAAAGGTAAAGCTCGTTATCAATGATGATTTCACCGTAACACCCACGCCCCTTTAACATGAAACGCACATTTATCATTTCGCTAATTTTATCGGCGATTCTCAATTTCTTTTCTTTGTTTTCTTATGCGCAGGGAGGCGGAACAACCGTCATGACGGGAACCCAAACGCAGACTATCCTTGGTAAAAAAATCTTCTCTTCCAGCACAGGAGCGAGCGCGGGGAACTTTGTGCAGGATACCTTATTCGGTAGCCCGGCATTGAGCGTGCAACGTCCAGGCTTTCCGACGTTCGCGCCTCAAATCGCCTGCTGGAACGTCCCTGTTGTGTCGTCAACTTCGGTAACTTGGCCTTCGTTGATCGCAACCAGTGGGACGTTCGCCAATCCGTTTTCCGTGGCTGCGAATTGCGTTATCGCGAATGGACAGGATGATGACACTTATGTATGGGCATACAACGCGGACGGTAGTGCGATTACCGTGCCGCTCGGTCCCTACATTTGTGGGTTGGATCATGCCTCTGCTGGGGGATATTTTGCGGACTGGCACCATCGGGAGAGCGTCACTTTCCAAGTCCCTTCGGGGGGGTGGGTGATTTTAGGGTCGTATGATTCCGTGCCGGGGAATCAGGGCGGTGTTGATACGATTACCTGGACGGCACTGGTATCGGGATCGCAGACCTACGCGACAACCGCCACCTCTTACGTGAAAGCGGGGAGTGAGACGGGACCGAATACCCCCGTGTCGCAGGTTGTGTCAGGCACCAATCGCCTTACGTTTTGGGGAAATGGAAGACTGTCCATCGCAGGCGGGATTTGCGATGAGTCCGGCAACTCGGTTTTGAGTTGGGACGATGGCACGCTCAAAAGCGGAACGAATGTTATCATTACGCAGATTTATGGTGACTCCAGATATGCTCCGATAGGCATACCAAGCTATGCGTATTCGGCGGGTTCAAGCGGGAGTTCAGTGTTGAGCGGCACGGCGGATTACGCGACGACGAGCGGGAACGGCGTCGTCCCCGGCCAACTGATTTATGACGCAAATAATAGTCTAGTCTTGGACGCTTCTGTCCGCGTTCTTTACGGGCCGGACGGTATGACTCCGTGGGTGGACTTGTCGGGGATGCGCGATGATAATCCGTTCACCGGTTTTCCCGATTTTCCGCAAGGGCTTACCG